GATTCGTATTAAGAAGGATCATAAGGATTTTATTGATGAGTGGATTAATTATGATGCTAGTATTTCTAATCCTAGGGATGACTGTTTGGATAGTGTGGAGATTGCTTTGAGGACTGCTGGTGCGTTGTTGGCTAACTCGTTTTTTGATAATGATACGCCTCATCCTAGTGGTTTGCCTGATTACGTTTTGAGTGATAGGCCGGGTAATGATAAAAAAGACATGTATGTTGACGAGTTTATGGGGAGTATGTGGTAATGATTAGTATTTTTAGAGATGTTGATTATGGTGCTGATTGTGTTACGGGGGATCGGCTTGTTCCGGGCGATTCTTTTCTTAATACGGGTTTTGACAATATGGATACGCCATATATGTCTGAGAATTCTTATCGACTTATTAAGGAGTCTACAATTGTTTGGTTGGCTGAACAGGCGGGATACAATGTTGTTAAGCGTGATGCAGGAGATCCTGTTGACGCAGCGGTCGTGGACCGAAAGGATGTTAGCGGTGGAGGAGGAGAAACTAAAGTTAGAAAGGTTTCGCCTAGAGGGAATAAAACCGTTAAGTGATGTTCCTTTGGGGCATTTGCGTGTTGATGAGGATCAGCAGGACGCTGATTGGGCTTTGAAGAATGGGGTTATTAATCCGGCTGAGTATAAAGAACTGCTTGATAGTGCCGGGTTAGTTCCTTCTGATTTAACTTTCTTATAATGATTGGTGGAGGTGATGTTTAGTGGGTATTGAGGATTCTAGTTATTCGGATAGCGTTGTGCCTGCTGGCTTTGCTTCTGCGGGTTCGCTTGTTAAAAAGGTTACAGAATTAGAGCAACAGCGCGAGTTAATGGCTCGTCAATGGAAGTTGAATCTTTCTTTTTATAAGGGTAAGCAGTACGTCTTTTTTAATCGTAAGTCGCGGCGTATTGAGAGTATGCCTACGGATGATGGTGATAAGCCTCGTTATCGTGTGCGTCTTGTTGCTAATCAGATTGCTCCTAATACTCAGTCTCTTTTGGCTCGTCTTGTTAAGTCTAAGCCACAGTTTTATGCTACTCCGCAGCAGGCTTCTTATGAGGCTGGTAAGGCTGTTCAGGTTGCTGAGAATCTTCTTGATTATTGGTGGGACGAGTTTCATCTTAGTGAAAAGCGTGAAGAGGCGATGATGTGGAGTATTATTTGTGGTAATGGTTTTTGGAAGATTACTTGGGATGATAAGGCTGGTCCGGGGATGAAGGTTCTTATGAATCCTGATGGTCAGCCTATTGTTGATCCTATGGTTAAACACTTTTTTGAGAAGAGCCTTGAGGATAATGGGATTGATTCTGCCGAGTTTGAGAGGCGTATTTATCAGGGTGAGATTAAGGTTGATGTGTTGTCTCCTTTTGAGGTTTTGTTGGATGATTCTGCTCAGGTGTTTGAGGATTGTAAGTTTGCGTTTTGTTTGCATTCTATGAATCCGCATGAGATTAAAGAGCGGTATGGTGTGGAGTTGTCGGCTAATGCTGTTAATCGGTATCCTGATGAGACTCTTCCGGGTCAGTTTGGTAGTTTGGAGTCTAAGACTAAGAATAATGTTCGTGTTGTTTATTATGGTTATTTCCTTCCGGGGCATAAGTATCCTGATGGTCGTTTTGTTGTGTTTACTAAGTCGCCTGATATTGTGTTGTATGATGCTCCGTGGCCTTATCCGTTTGAGAAGTTGCCGCTTGTTAAGTTTCCGGGTATGCGTATTCCGGGTCAGTTGTGGGATACGAGTGTTGTGGAGCAGGCTATTCCGTTGCAGAAGGAACTTAATCGTACGCTTAGTCAGATGGTTGAGTATAAGAATCTTACGTTGAAGCCGCAGATGTTGGCTCCGGTTGGTTCTTTGCGTCAGCGTATGACTGATGAGCCGGGTGCTATTTTTGAGTATAATCCTGTCGCTGGTAAGGTTCCTGAGGCTATTCCTATTCCTAGTCTTCCGGGTTACGTCTTTGAGCATCTTCAGGATCTTGGTATTCGTTTGAAGGATACGTTTGGTTTGAATGAGATTATGGAGGGTAGTGTTCCTCCTAATGTTGAGGCGGGTATTGCTATTGATTTGCTTCAGGAGGCTGCTACGGATCGTTTGGCTCCTCAGATTCTTCTTATGGAGAAGAGTTTGGAGCGTTGTGGTAATCTTATGTTGCAGTTGGCGCAAAAGTATTATCAGGAGCCGCGTATGCTTATTATTAATGGTTCTGGTTCTAAGCCTAAGGTTGAGCGTTTTGAGGCTGCGGATCTTGGTTCTGGTATTACTGTTAAGGTTGAGGCTGGTTCTGGGTTGCCGCGTACTCGTGCGGGTAAGCAGGCTCGTGTGATGGAAATGCTTAAGATGGGTATGTTGACTCCTGCTAAGGCGTATAAGTATATGGATATGGCTGATTTTAAGTCGCTTCAGATGCAGTTTGAGGCTGATGAGGAGCAGGCTGATCGTGAGCACGAGGTGCTTATGGATGGTGGTATTATTAATCAGAGTGCGGCTGCGGCTGCTCAACAGCAACTTATGCAGATTCTTCAGAATCCTCCGGTTGATCCTAATACTGGTTTGCAACAGCCGCCTGATCCGCAGATGCTTACTGATCTTGCTAGTGAGGGTTTGAAGCCTTTGGCGTATGAGAATAAGACTGCTCATTTGGAGGCTCATGCTTCGTTTATGAAGAGTGCCGAGTTTGAGACTATGGATCCTGCTGTGAAGGAGCGTTTTTATAAGCATTACGAGTTGACGCAGAAGGCGCTTCAGGAAGAGGCTAGTCCTCCGGGTGATCCTGCTAAGATTAGTCTTCAGTTGCGTGGTGCTGTTGGTCCGACTGTTGGTTCTAAGATTCTTAATCAGTCTGGTCTTACGGATGTTACTCCTGAAGAGTTGTTGGAGCCGCCGCTTGATACGGTGGTTATTGATAATAAGGATAAGCCAAATGCGGCTGGTGTTGAGGGCGGTGATGCGGCTGCTAATGCTAATCTTGCTAAGATGCAGCAGGAGGAGTTGCTTCATCAGCAGAAGATGCGTCATGCGGCTGAACAGAAGGCGGCTAAGGTTGGCTTATAAACGAGTTGAGTGGGACGATAAGGATCGTGCTGCGGCGTATGTTCTTTGGGTGTCTAATGATAAGAATGTTAAGAAGACTGCGCGTGAGTGTGGGATTCCGGCTAATACTCTTCGTTATTGGGTTAAGGGTTGGAATGAGGATGGGCCGCCAGATGCGGTTATGGATGAACTTCCGGCACAATTATACGAGTTTGTTCATCATGCTAATCGTGTTCGTGAGAATGCTATGAATAAGTTGGAGGAGTTAATTCCTCAGGCTGAAGTTAGACAATTGAGTGCTATTGCTACGGTAGTGGGCATTATGGATGATAAGATTCGTCTTGCTACTGGGTTGGCTACTAAACGTACTGAAACCGTTCAGATTCTTCCTTCGCGTGAGGATATGAAGGAACTTATGGGCGGGTTTGTTGATGGTCTTGTTGGTGCGGCTGAGAATCGTGCTGGGGAGATTATTGATGTGGAGGTAGAAGAGCAACCAGAATCATCTGGACTCTTAGTATTAAAGGGGTAGTTAATGAGTGAAATTGATGTGGAGGGTGCTATGAGCGCTCTTCAGGCTGATCTGCCTGACTCTTACGAGGGTGTAGATGAGTCTACTGTTTCGGACGCTGTGTTTGACGACAATCCAGAAGTGGAATCGTTTACTAAGTTTGATCCGAATGTTTTACCTGAAGATATGCAGCAAGTTTATCGGTCTATGCAGGCTGATTACACTCGTAAGACTCAGGAGATTGCCGATTTGCGTCGTAATTACGAGGCTTTTTCGGATACTGGAGTTGATCCTACTGAGGCGAATAATATTCTCCAGATGTGGCAGGCTATGGATACGGACCCTGATGTTGCACATCAGTTTGTTTCCGCTATGCAGAATCGCTTACAAGAAATGGGTTATGATGAGCAGCAGGTTGAGGAATACGCTCCAGAGTTTAGTGATTATGAGGGTCTTCCGCCTTCTCTAGCCGCAGAGTTAGAGGATATGCGACAGTTTAGAGCGCAATTCGAACAGGAGCGCGTTCAGCAAGAGTATATTGGCGAGTTAGAACATCAGGAACAGACTATTAAAACGATGAATCCTACTTATGGTGATGAGGATTTGTCTGTTATTTATAATCTGGCTTATTCTACTGATGGTGATCTTATTGCGGCTTCTGAACAGTATCATGCTATTCAGCAGCATCTTTTGGGTAATTATCTTCAGGCTAAGCAGGTGCCTTTGGGTGCTACGTCTGTTCCTACGGCTTTATCTAGTCAACCTAATCGGGGCTTTGCTTCGTTGGATGACGCGCATAAGGCTGCAATGGAGGCCCTTCGTAATAATTCTTAATTAAATTATTTTGGAGGTGTGTTTTATGGCTGGTGGAACTTTAACAACTGTTGACAATATTCTTAAGGAGTATTATCTTGGTCCTGTTCAGGAACAGTTGAATAATGAGGTGCTCCTCGTTCAGCGTCTTGAGGCGCGTTCTGAGGATCTTGTTGGTCGCGTGGCTATTGTGCCGCTTCATACGGGTCGTTCTGGTGGTATTGGTGCCGTTTCAGAGTCGGCTGCGTTGCCCTCTGCGGGTAATCAGACGTATGCTAAGGCGCAGTACGATCTTAAGTACTTGTATGGTCGGATTCAGGTTACTGGTCCGTCGATGGCTAAGACTAAGAGTGATGTAGGCTCGTTCTTGCAGATTCTTAAGGCCGAGTTGGATGGTATCCGTGCCGATCTTGGTAAGGATCTTGCTCGTCAGACGTATGGTACTGGTGACGCTATTATTGCTGTCGGTACTTCTACGGCTATTACTGGGTCGGGTACGTTTGCGGCTCCGTATGTTGTTGAACTTGCAAGTTGGGAATCTCTTAAGAAGGGCCAGATTTATGCTGGTTCGGTTCTTGATGGGGTTACTTACAGTTCTGGTACGCCTACGCTTGCGGCTACTGGTTGGACGGTAAAGAGTGTTAGTATTGTTGGTGCGGCAACGTCTACTATTAGTGTCTATGGTGGTGCTGGTACTGTAGCAGTTAGTCAGTCTTGGACTCGTACTGGTGCTACTACGACCGGGTTTAATAAGAATGCGCTTGCTGCGCGTTCTAATGAGGTTGATGGTTTGCAGCGTATTATTACTACGTCTGCTCCGTCGTCTTCGACGGTTGGTAACTCTGGTTATCAGACGCTTGGTCAGATTGACGCTAATGCTGATCAGTATTGGGATAATCAGCGTACTGCTGTTGGTGGAGCGTTGTCGCTTCAGGCTATGCAGACGATGGCTAATACTGTTCGCACTAAGGGTGGACAGACTAGTATGATTATTACGACGCTGGGTGTCATGCGCGAGTTCTATCGCCTGTTAACGTTTGTTAATGGTTCTAGTACTCCTATCTATGATGTTTCGGACGGCACGATGGACTTTAAGGCAGGCTTCAATAGTGTCTCTTACAATGGTGTTCCTGTTGTTGGCGATATTGACGCTCCTTTTGGTAACATGTACTTTATTGACGAATCTACTCTTAAGGTATTTTCGGATCAGGATTGGCATTTTCTTGATGCTGATGGTCAGACGCTTCGTCAGGTGATTGGTTATGATGCTTATGAGGCTATCATGACTCGTTACATGAATCTTGGCGCTACGAACCGTGGTAAGAATGGTGTGCTTTCGGGTATTACTGTTAATGGTTCTGCTGATACTGGTGTGTAAGTGATTGTTTGGGAGAGGGGCTTTGCCCCTCTCCCATTCTTCTATAGAGAGGAGAGTATGATGAGTATTACTGCGTATAATCGTTATGCTATGTGTCGTTGGAAGCGTCGTCGCGGATTATGAGTGAGGCGTGGACTCGTAAAGAGGGTAAGAATCCTAGTGGTGGTTTGAATGCTAAGGGTCGCGCTTCGTACACTAAGGGTACTTTGAGGCCGCCTGTGTCTGCTAAGCAGGCTAAAAAGAGTCCTACTGCTGCTGGTAGGCGTAAAAGTTTTTGTGCTCGCATGAGTGGTATGAAGTCTAAGTTGACTAGTGCTAAGACTGCGAATGATCCTAATAGTCGTATTAATAAAAGTCTGAGGAAGTGGGATTGTTAAGGTGAAGATTTATATTCCGGGTGAGGGGACTGTTGATAGTTCTGTGTATAGGGTGCATTGTGCTGTTAATGCGTATGATCAGAATCTTAGTTTTAAGTTGAATGAGGATACTGGTGATTATTGTGTTTATATGCGTATGCCGTTTCCTGAGGAGCCTGTTGCTGTTCTTGGTGTGGGTAAGAATGTTCCGCATCCTGATTATATTTGTAAGCGTTTGCGTGAGTCTGATGTTCGTATTCATGGTGATAAACTGTTTGATATGATTGTTAAAGAACAGAATAAGGTGAAGGAAGAGAAGCGTTATTTGGCGGATCAGGCTAGTAGTGATGCTGCTGAGCGTATTGAGAAAATGCTTCGTAATAATGGTAAGAGTCCTGTTGTTAAGGTGTTTCCTAATGATAAGAAGGGGGTGGTTAAGAGTGACGCTTGATGAGATGTATACTGAGATGGAGTTGTATGGTTTTGATGATCTTGAGGATTCGCAGAAACTTACGCTTCTTAATGAGGCATATTTTGATATTGCTACTCGTGAGCCGTGGCCTTTTCTTGAGGCTATGAAGACTATTATTGTTCCTTCTGGTCAGACGCAGATTACTAATAATACTCTTGTGACTAATAATGTTACTGATGTTAATAGTGTTCTTAGTTTTACGGATATGACTAATATGCTTGTTATGACTCCTGAGCGTGCTGATGTTATGGAGAAACAATTTATTGTCGGTGCTTATACTGGTACTCCTACTAAGTATTATTTTCTTGGTGATGAGTTGATGGTGTATCCTGCTACTAGTGGTGATACGACGTATCGTTTGTATTATACTAAGGTTCCAGTTGCTGCTGTTACTGCGTCTACAGAGTTTTATTTACCTGCTCGTCATCATAGTATTATTGTGTATGGTGCGCTTGTTAAAGCGTTTCTTGTTAATGATGATCCGCAGGCTGCTGTGTTTCAGAATATGTTTGAGTCTCGTTATCAGCAGATGCGAGCGGATGTGTGGATGAATCAGTATGATCGTCCTGAGCGTATTGGTGTTATTACGGATTCGTATGATTGGTCTTATTAGTTTATGATTGGGGGTGAGTGTGTATGGCGTTGACTTATGCTAATCAGATTGGTGCTATTAGTGGTTTGAACCAGTCGGGTAGTGGTGTTAGTATTCCTGAGGATTTTGTTCGTTGGGGGCAGGATATTCTTTTTGATCGTAATGGTCTTCTTCGTCGTCGCGCTCCGCATACGGTTTTTCCTGTTTATAATCAGGCTGCTACGCCTACTATTACTCAGTTTAGTGTTGCTGGTGAGCGTGTTGTTTCCGCTTTTTCTACTCTTAATCCTCTTGGTCAGCGTATTAGTGGTATGCTTGTTACTAATAATGTTACTAGTCGTATTCTTTTTCTTGATGCTAATAATCGTGGTACGCATAATACTGCTGGTTTTAATACGGTTTCTACTGTTATTCCTATGCCTCAGGATGCGATTTTTGATGTTAAGAATGCTTCTACTACTGGTATGTGGCTTAGTTTTCTTGAGCAAGGGTATTCTTATGTTTCTAGTAGTAATGATTATGCTCAGTATTATTGGCGTGGTGGTTGTGGTGTAGAGACAACGTATGCCGCTCCGCTTGCTGGTACTTTTAGGTCTGGTACTAGCGGTACTAATACTGGTTCTTTTGGTACGGGACTTACTTTTACTGCTAATAATAATATTATTCCTACTCCCGGCATGTTTGTTTTTCTTGTTAATGGTACTACTGGTGTAGAATATTATGCTGGTACGGTTCTTAGTGCTACGGCTACAAGTATTACTTTAGAGAAAGATTTGATTCGTCCTGTTTATGGTACACAAGCAAACACTACTATTGCTACAATGATTGGTGCTGGCGCTACCCTTAAAACGTATAATGTGCGTCCTTTTATTAAAAATCAAGGTCGTGGACTTATTAGTGGTGTGACTGGTGCTACGCAGGTTATGGTTAGTGGTAATGCTGGTAGTGATGCTGAGGGGCATTGGAAGAGTGCTGGTGTTGATACTGGTTGGGCTTTATATAGGGCTAATGATGGTGCTTGGCTTGGTGATGTTGCTAGTGTGGCAGATAATACTACGCTTACTATGAATGCAACGTTTTTTCCTGCTACTGCTATTACTCTTAAAGCAGACGAGTATACTGCACGACCATACACAACAGCAACTGTTTCTGCTAATATAACAGGACGATCAGCAACAAACGTAGCCGGAATCTTCACAGCAACGTATGCCGGACTACAATGGTACGGCAATGCTGGAGACACAACTAATCGTAATCGTATTGTATTTAGTGCTTATAATGATCCTGAATCCGTAGACTTATCTGCCAACGACGCAGACAGTATTATTATTCCCGGCCTCTCAGAGATGCGCGGATTAGCAACCTCTGCTAGTGGACTAATTATTTTTATGTCTGATAAAACGTATCGTCTTCGAGGTAATAGTCGTTTTAATTTTAGTCTAGAAGAATTGTATCCCGAGGGCTGCTTGTCTAGTATGAGTATTGTTGAGTATGGTGGTGGTGTTTTCTGGGCTAGTAAAACGGGTATCTTCTTGTTTGATGGTACTACGGTTCGTAATCTTAGTAAGGATAATCTTGGTTTGTATTATCCTGAGAGTATTAAGAATTATGATCCTCAGGTTAATAGGGCTTACGGATTTTTTCATAAGGATTACTTGTTTATGCATTTTAATGCTTGGAAGAGTATTTATAATCCTATTCGTTATGAGCCTATTTATGCTGGTACTGTTGATGGTACGGCTGCTATTAGTGGGTTTACTTATGATGATTGGGATCCTGATTTTACGTTTGATGATCTTAGTCCTAATAGTAATACGCCTATTTATTGGAATCGTAATGTGTTGTATTCTAATTCTAGTGGTGCTGGTAGTGGTCTTATTGGTGCTTGGCAGCAGGGTGTGTCTTTTAATAATGTTTCTTTTACAGCGGCTAGTCCTAATCTTACAGGTCTTGTTGCTAATGTTCAATCCAATATTTTTCCAACCGCATTAGCGGTTACTGCTAGTACTGGTACGTTTACTGTGCCTGCTGGCGTTACTTATAATGCGTCTACTAATCCTAATGGTGTTAATGTTAATTCGTGGATTAGGGTGGTTGGTGTTACTCCTAACGGGTATAATGGTACTTATCGTGTTAGTGCTATTACTCCTACTACAATTGCATATGATAATACTACTAACTCTAATGTTGGTTTTGTTGCTAATAGTAATGTTTATATTGAGTTTCTTCCTACGGGTCCTATTATTTCTGATTCTAATGGTGGGCTTACTGCTTTAACGTCTGGGTATGCTACTACTGGTACTGCGGGAACAGGCACGACGGCTACAATTACTCTTGCTGCTGGTGTGACTCATAGTGTTCGTGCTGCTGGTGAGTATGTTCTAGTTACTGGTGTTACACCAACGGGGTATAATGGTATTTATCCTGTTACAAGTTGGGTTGTTCCTACTACGGCTGCTGGAACGGGTTCAATTAGTTATGCTAATACTACTACTGGAGCACAAACAGTTGCAGGTAATGTTTTTGTTCTTCCTAACGGACCATACTTTACAGGACAAGGAATGCCGTATAGTGCTACAACGCCTACGCAGGTCTTGGCAACAGGCGCGGGTGTTACAAGCCCTCCAGTACCTTTCTTTGCAACCACAGTTACTAGTGGTACAGGCGCAATAGCAACAATTACAACAGGCACAGCCCACGGTTTTACTGTTGGAACTAATGTTGTTATCTCAGGTGTAACACCGCTTGGGTATAATGGTACTTATACTATTCTTACTGTTCCTACATCAACAACGTTTACTTATGCTAATACTACTACTGGTGCTCAAACGGTTGCTGGTACTGTTATTGATAAAAAGCGTCCAACAAGTTTAACTATGAATGTTAATACTACTGCTGCTTCGTCTAGTTTTACTGATACGCCTAATCCGGCTAATATTCAAATGAGTAATGCTCCTGCTTCTTTCTTTTGGGGAGCGTTAGGGTATCAGTATATTTGGGGACCGCTCAACCAGACGGAAGGCTTAACGTTTGCGGTCTACCTCCCTACGGGTGCTATTAGTGTTATTAGTAACTTTGGGTTTAGAGGAGTTATTAAACAAGAGTCTCTTACTGGCCTTAAAGCAGTTGTTGCTGCTAATGCTGTTAATCCTACAGAGTTTAGTGTGGTTAAAAAGTCTAGTGCTGGTACTGTTGCTACTATTACTACTAGTGTTCCTCATGGTCTTACTAGTGGTAGTATTACTGTGTCGGGTATTGACGCTGAGTTTAATGGTATTTACACTATTGCTACCGTTCCTACTACAACAACGCTTACTTATAGTAAGCCTGTTAATAGTACGTTTAGTACAATCAACGTAGCACCTAACGGAACAGTCGCACAAACAGGCGTATACGCACGACTAATCGACGTAGATGCAATCTTAAACATCAACGCAAACTACACAACTGGAACAGACGAAGTTCTAATCGAAAATCTAGGAATGAGTCCAAATAATTATATTAAAGGACCAGACTTCTACATGCAAACCAAGCATTATAGCATGGGGGATCCTATTCTTAAAAAGTGGTTTAGACAATTATTTTTAAACTTGTATCTTATTGATGGTGCTGTGCGGCTTGATATTGTTGATAATGAGGATAATGATGAGATTGATATTACTAAGAAGCGGCATGTTAATTGGGAGACTTTTGGTGGCGTGTCTTTTACTTGGGATAAGTTTGAGGATTTAATTCTGCCTGCTAAACTTAGTCCTAATCGCTCTACTTGGAGTAATGTTGAGTTACTTGTGTCGTCTTGGTATAATGTTACTAATACGTTGTATGAGCGGCGTAAGCAGCGTATGTCTTGGAGGTATCCTACTATGGGTTTTAGATTGTATCAGATGAATAATTATCGTGCGCCTAAGTTTAGTTTGGGTGAGCGTCCTTTTGTGGTTGAGTTAGAGTCGTGGGATATTGGGTTTAAGCCTATGCGAGCGAGTAGGGTCTAGTTATGTTTACTGGCGATTTGACTAGTGAGCAGGGTAAGCAGGAGTACGAAAATTATATTATGAATAATGTTCGTAATGAGATTAACTCGTATACTAAGCAGTCACAAGTTAATAATGCTTCTTCTAGTGTTTCTGGTGCGTCTGGTTCTTTAACAACTGGTGTTGTTTTTCCTAGTGGTGTTATTGTTCCTTTTGCTGGTGGTCCGGGTGTTACGCCTAATCCGGGTACTCGTCAGGATGTTCCTAATGGTTGGTTATTGTGTGATGGTGCTGCTGTGAGTCGTACTGCTTATTCTGCTTTGTTTACTATTATTGGTACTACTTATGGTGTTGGTGATGGTTCTACTACGTTTAATCTTCCTGATATGCGCGGTAATGTTCCTGTTGGTGTGAAGTCTACGCAGACTAGTAATCCTGACATTAGTACGCTTAATAAAAATCCCGGTGCGTATACAAGAACCTTGAATAACAATGATTTGCCTAACCATACGCACTCTTTGGGTGGTACTACGGGTAGTTTTAATGCTAGTCATAGTCATGCTCATAGCCTTGGTGCTTCAACTATCATTGCTTTTGCCAATACTCAAAGAGGAACATCGGCAGGCAGTATTCTTATTCCGCTTCAAAGTGGAGCAAACCTATTTACTGCTTCTGGGAGTATTACTGGTTCTATTACCTCCCAAAGTTCTGGTACGGGCGGAAGCCTTGACCATTCCCATACTCTCCCTGCAAATACTGGCGATAATGGTTCAACTCCGGTAGCCGTAAGTCTTGTCCAACCAAGTATATCACTTAATTATATTATTAAAACCTGAGGAGGTATAAATGGCAACAACAGCCACAACAACAACATACCAGTACCCATACCCCTTAGGTGGGGATAGTCTGTCTAATGTTGCAACAAGGATTAAAGAGTTAGCGGATCGTATGGAAACTATTGGTAATACTTATAGTCTTGGTATTACGCCTAGTACTAGTGATAGTAGCACTAAGATTGCTAGTACTGCTTATGTTAATGCTCTTATTGGTAGTGTTTCTGCTGGTACGCCTGTGGCTAATGTTATTACTAATGCTATGGTTAATACTAATGCTGCTATTGTTTCTAGTAAGTTGGATCTTTCTGGTTATGCTGGGCATACGGTTGTGGCTAATACTGCTGCTCGTCCTGCTAGTCCTATTGCTGGTCAGATGATTTATCAGACTGATACTGACGAGTTGCTTAAGTATGTGTCTTATGGTAGTGCTAATCGTTGGATGCAGGCAGACGTTAAGCCTAATCGTAATGCGATTATTAATGGTGGTTTTGCGGTTGATCAGCGTAATAATGGTGCTAGTCAGACTCTTACTGCTATTGGTACTGTTCTTGCGTATACGGTTGATAGGTGGTATGCGGTTGCTGTGGGTGCTAATAATAGTATTCAGCGTATTGCTGGTACCACTCCGTATACTAATGCTATTCGTTTTACGGGTGGTCTTGGTAATACGGGTACGCGCCTTGGCACTCGTTTGGAGGCTGTCAATACAAACTATTTGGCGGGTAAGACGGCAACATTGTCGGCAACTATTTCTGCAAGCAGCATTACTAGTGTTATTTGGACGGCGTATTACGCGACAACTACGGATAGTTTTGGGACTTATAATGTTCCTACTCGTACACAAATTGCTACTGGTACGTTTAGTGGTGTTACGGCTACTGACGCTTATTATTCTGCTACTTTTGATATTCCGTCTGCGGCTACTACGGGTATTGAAATTGTGTTTGCTACGGGTGGCAACGCTAGTACGCAAACAATTACTTATTCTGGTGTTCAACTAGAAAAAGGCGCTGCTCCTAGCGAGTTTGAGTTTTATGATTATGGTAATGAGTTGCGTCGTTGTCAAAGATACTATTATCGAAATACCAGCCAAAATGCTAGTGCTAACACGCATGTTTTTGGGACAGGACTTGCAACAGCGGCAACCTCGGCGGTAATTTTTGTTCCTTATCCAACAACAATGCGTACTCCGCCTACCACATTAGAACAATCTGGTACAGCAGCAAACTATGCATTATACAATGCTTCGGGAACAGTAGTTGCTTGTACTGCAATACCTACTTTTAATAGCGCTACCCCTCAAGGAAGTAATGTAAATTATACTGTTGCGGCTGCAAGTCTTACTGCCGGAAATAGCAGTATGGCACTAGCCAACTCTACTACCGCAGCCTATTTGGGCTGGTCTGCCGAACTATAAGAAGGAGGTGAATAATGGCACTTACAACTAATTTTGGTATTACTCTCCTTAATGGTAGTGATACTGCTGGGTATTCTAGTATTAATACTGTTATTCAGAGTGTTGATACTGCGTTGAATACTAAGACTAATGTTATTGGTATGATTATGATTTTTGATACTAGTGTGGCTAGTGTTCCCGCTAACTGGTCTAATCTTACTAATACTGTTGCTGGTCTTCCTACGCTTAGCGGTACTTATGTGTATATTAAGAAGACTGCATTATGAGTATTGAAGGTAATGCTGGTCGTGCGGCTGTTCTTTATCAAGATTCTTTAAATCAAGCGCGTAATGCTCAGAATAGTTTGTTTGCTCAGTATGGTTGGACTATGCCTAATGCTACTGGTGGTTATGATACCAACGCTACGGGTACTGCGTTTGATCCAAATAACTTGTACGATAAAACAACTGGTATTCTTGATCAGGCTAAGTTTGATGCTGCGGCAAGTCAAATGCGTATTGGTGGTCAGGGTATTCTTAGTGATGTGATGCGTAGTGGTGGTTCTGCTGAGGCTGATGCTATGGCGCAGAGTGCTGCTACTGGTACTGGTTTAGGTGGTTTGGCTAATCAGAGGCGTATGCTTGCTGAGAGTCAGACTGCGGGTCAGTTGGGTGCTGCTAAAAGTGATTATTTGTCTCAGTTTGCTCAGGCTAATCAGCCTATTGGTAGTGCGTATCAGGCTCTTCAGACTGCTATTACTGAGGATAAGATTAAGGCTGCGGAGGCTGACGCTTTGAAAACAAGTGCTGCTACTGTTGTCGCTCCTGCGGATCCTGCGACTGTTGAGGCTACTATAACGCCTCCTGTTGCTCCTACTTCTCCTGCTAATCCTCTTGCTACTCCGGGTAAAAAGGTTGGAGAGATTCGTAAGAATGCTGCTGGTGTTAAATATCGGTGGAATGGTAAAAAGTGGAAAACAATTTAATGTTACTATTTAAGGGGGTTGAACGTGGCTAAAAATAATATTCCGTGGTTTATGAATCCTAAGAGTCCGGTTTATAAGGCTTTTATTAAGAATCAGCGGTTTGGTATGAGTAGTAGTATTAAGGCTTCTAAGAATGCTCTTAATAGTGATTTGTATGATCCTACTAAGAATCCGGCTTTGTTAGAGGCTCAGCGTCGCGCTGGTATGGATGTTAATGCTGATCCTAGTGTGGCTGGTTATAATGCGGCTCTTAGTGGTATTCAGTCTAATGATGCTATTAATAAAAATTATTCTGATCAGTTGGCTAAAGTTTCTGCTTTGATTAAGGGTACTAATTATGGTCAGGGTGGCGCTAATGTTTCTGCTGCTACTAGTGCTATGGGGGGTGCTATTGGTGCGGATGCTACGCAGACGGCTAATCTTGCTACTACTGCTGGTACTGTTTCTGGTATGGGTGGTCAGGGTGGTGATGTGTATTCTAATGCTATTCTTGGTGGTGCTGCTAGTGATTTTGCTCGTCTTGGTGCTGAGGATGTTAAGAATCAGTCTGCTACTCGTATGCAGTTGACGCTTGATCGTGGTGGAGCGTTGAGTCGTTTAAATCAGATGAAGACTCAGGCTGGTACGGAAGCGGCTGGTTTGCAGACTCAAATGATGGAAGGTAGGCAGGGGCTTCTTACTGGTATTGCTGGTTTGCGTGATCAGCAGCGTGCTGCGTATGATCCTTTTAAGATGGCTGGCAATCAGCAGGCGTATATTAGTGGTAATATTAATAATGCGGCTGCTTATGCTGCGTATAAGAAGGCTGGTGGTAAGAAGTCGTACAAGTCGTTTATGGGTGCTGGTGGTGGCGCTCCTAACGCTACTAGTCCTGCTGGTCCTACTGGCGCTTAATTTTTTATTATAATTATTCGATTAAGGAGTCTTCTTGGCTTTAGATCTTTCTAACATTGGTCCGGGTAGTGCTACTCCAAGTACCAAATCCCGTGCTCAGATTCGCGCTGAACTTGCCGCTAAAAAGAAGCGTTTAAGGGCGGGTGGTCCGGGGACGGCTGGTTATACTCCTCCAAATATGATTCGTCCTACTCAAGTTTCTCCACCATTGTCTAATCGTGGTTATGCGGGTAGTAATAATATTGGTCCTGCTCCGCTTCCTGTTCGGAAGGATACGTTTGCTGGCTTGCAATTTGCTAATGTAGATACGATGTTGTTTAAGGATCGTTTGTCTGGTGCTCGTGCGTGGTATGATACTAAGGGTATGGCGTTTAATCAGACTACTGATGAGCGTGAGCAGATGATTCGTGCTGGTCTTATGTCGTACGGTAAGACTCCTGATGGTAAGTATGATACGACTGTTACGAGTATTAATACTCCTGCACTTAACCAGTTCCTTAAAGATAATTATAATAATGTTGATGGTAAGTGGAAGCGTAAAACAGCTAAGTTGTCCTTGACGGATACTGCTATTCAGTATGCTACTTATGGTGGTGTTGATCAAACTATTTCTCCTGCTGAGGCTCAACGAGATTTTCTTGCCGGTAAGCGGGTGCGGAGTAATCTTGGTATTGCTGGTAATCTTACTAATGTTCCTACTACGGGTAAGGGTAAAGCCGCTGTTATTAATTATAATAAGATGGCTGATTCTTATGCTAAGGATAATAAGGATATGGCTCTTTGGCAGTCTAAGATTACTAAGAAGATTTCTAGTGAAGGTGGTTCTGCTCTTTGGAATAAGATTATGTCTGGTAAGTATAGTGCTGCTGATGTTGATAATCTTCGACAGTATATGTATTCTCCTAATGGTACTTATGGTCCTAGTCAGGAGCGTTTTATTCAAGAGTCGCTTCTTAAGAAGGCTTTTGATCCTATGGAGAGCATTCGCGCTAATGATGCTGCTAATATTCAGGATCTTATGGCTGAGAATGATAAGGAAGATATTAAGGCTTTAGAGGTTCAGGGTAAGGCTCAGAAAGAGTTTACTGATACTTATTTTGGTACTGGTAAGATTCCTGCTACTCCTGAGCAACAGTTTACTTCTCTTCTTGATGCTTTGTCTGGTGGTGAGACTTTTAAGACTGGTATGGGTAATCTTATTCCTGCTAATGTTATTGAGCAGATTATGCGTGATGGTGTTGGTCGTATGGTTGAGGATAAGAGTGTGCTTGGTGGTAAGCGTTTTGAGCCTGCTCCTATGCGTGGTTTTACGGAGGCTCAGAAGGCTAGTCTTATTCAGGCTGCGGTTGACGCGCAGGATAAAGGTTATCCTATTCCGGGTGCGTTGCGTCCTTACTTAGAGGCTATTATTGGTGACTTTAAGGTTAAAGAGGGTAATCAGCATGATGGTTCTGGTGCTGGTAATTTTGTTGATATGCTTTATGGTGTTGCTGGTAAGGGTGATGATAGTGTTTCTTATCCGGGTCAGTCGCCTAATATTGTTTTGCCTAGTGGTGTGGAGGCTCTTAGTAAGGGTTTGCAGGCTGGTCTTAAAACACAAGAGTTGGCTTCTCAATCGTCTTATTTGGCGTATGAGGAGGATTCTGGGCTTGCTGGGTGGCTTGGTAACTGGGTGAAGGGTGCTGGTCGTGCTGGTACTGGTTTTATGCCGGGGTTGTATTATCTTGCTACTGATCCTGTTACTACTACTGGTGATATGGTTGAGCAGTATAAGCATAATTATGGTACTTGGGATGGTTTTAAGGCTCACTTGTCTAATGATCCGTTTGCTGTTGCGTTGGATGGTTTGGCTCTTGTTGATGGTGTTGGTTTGCTTGGTAAGGGTGGTCAGATTGTTTCTGCTACTAGTAGGCTTAGTAAGGCTCGTGCGCCGCTTGGCTATAGTGGTATTCTTGATCGGGCTGGCGCTAGGCTTGATTTTGGGGTTGCTGAAAGACAGCGGGATCTTGCCGAAAGGGAGGCTGCTGCGCTTGGCGATGAGGCGGTTGTTGAAGGTCTTGTAACAGAGCATCCTACTAATGGTTATGGTATTAGTCGTTTAGAGTATGCTGCTCTTATGCGTAAGGTTGCTGCTGGGGATCTTTCTGCTAAAGCAACTCTCGAGTTTTTGCTTCCTAAAGGTACTAATGCTTCTAATAGTCTGCTTCGTCCTAGCCTGATGGACCATGTTGCTGGTATGTTTGAGCCTCGTTATAAGATTGTGCAGCGTTCTGATGGTAATCATAGTGTTGTTGATCAGGGTCGCGCTGAGGCTGTTGCTCCTGATGCTCCTATTGCTTTGAGGTTTGCTGGTAGTCCTATTGCTCGTGGTATTCAGAATGCGTTTTTTAGTGCTCAAACTCGTGGTGGTAAACTTTCTCCTCGTATTGCTAATCTTCCTTTGCTTGGTTTTAATTATAGGTTTGATAAAGCGTATAAGGAGCAGCATCTTGGTGTTGCTGAGGGTGTGCGTCGTGAGATGAGTATGCTTCACCTGTATGATAAGGCTATTGAGGAGATGGGTCTTACTGATATAGAACAACAGGTTATTATGGATCAGGCTACTGGTGGCGCTCCGTATACTCCTGCTATGCTGGCTAGTGTTATTCGTCGTAAGTTGGCTGATGAGGCTAAGGGTATGGATCCTGCACAGTTGGAGATGCATCTTGCTGATCTTCGTCGGTATGAGGATCCAGAGTTTTTGCGTGATTATGCTAATACTACTAATGATCTTATTGAGGGTGTTAGTCCTCGTGGTAAACAGTTGGCTGAAGTGCATAATGTTATGGTTAGTTTGCTTGAGAAGCAGAATCGTCTTCTTACTGCGTTTGATGATCCGATTACTATTGAGGCTGCTTTGAGGGCGTATGGTCCTATTACTACTGCTACTCGTCTTAATCCTAGTGATATTATGCGTGAGTTGGGTGCTAGTGGTGAGAATCTTGGTATGTTTAATCCTAATTTTCATGTTAATGAGCAGTTGCGTCTTTATGCTGAAGATTTTGTTTTGCAGGATGGTAAGTATGGTAGGCGTAAGGGTGCTGCTGATCAGATGGTTGGTATTATGCAGGAGATTCGGGATAGTGCTAATAAGATTAAGGATGATCTTGCGTTTAGGGATCTTGGTGGTTTGCCGTTTTTTACTGTTAATGAGATTGTTAGGGTTGCTGGTCAGCCGGTTGCTGTGCGTGGTCAGCGTCTAATTATTGATGGTAAGACTGCTACGCATGAGCGGTTGCCGTTGTTGGATCCTGAGATTCTTACTATTCCTTATAGTGCTATGGTTCCTTCTAAGAATGGTAAGGGTGTTCTTACTTTGAGTAAGGCTCAGGCTGCTAAACAACTTCATATTGGTGCTGTTAATTTTCTTAATAAGGTTTATCCTAATGTTCGTGATATGGTTGATAAGGTGAGTACTCATAGTCTTAATGCTAATGAGACTTATAGGGAACGGGCTAATCATAATGTTGTTGCTTCTAGTGGTATTCAGTCTTATCATTTGAAGGTTCAGTTGGATGCTCATGCTTCTTATCTTCGTCGTAGGTCTACGGAGGGTTGGACACAATTCTTTGATGAGACTGCTATTCCTATTCGTGCTGATAAGTTTGATAATAAGAATTTTGTGGCTCTTAGGACACACAAGTTTTTTGATACTTACGATGAGGCGTATAGGTATGCTATGAATTATAATGAGGTTGGCGCGGTTGAGCCGGGTATTGTTGATGAGGTTACGGTTGCTGGTCAACCTAAGTTTGTTACTAAGATGCGTTATTTTGATGTGATGCTTAATACTGTTATTGAGCAGCGTACTAAGGTTGTTCGTGGTACTGCTGATTATGAGAAGGCTTACTTGGAGGATATTAGTAAGATTGATACTTCTAATCCTAATAATATTGTTATGGCTGTTCCTAGGAAGACGTATGATAGGTTTGCTTCTACTCAGCGGGGTATTGATGCTCTTCTTAAGGATACTCTTGCTGGTAAGACTGGTGGTTTGTTGTCGCAGATCTTTAAGGTTACGACTCTTAGTTTGAATCCTAAGTTTATTCCTCAAAATGTTATTGGTTCTAGTATGATGGTTGGGTTGGCTACGCCAGAGTTGTTTCCTCAGATTATGTCTGGGTTGTGGCAGAAGGCTGCGCGTTCTAAGGGTGCTCGTGCTGAGGATCGGAATATTTTTTCTAATCATGCTAGTGATTTTAATTATCTTACTCGTATGATGCCTCATGATTTTCTTGATAATGCTTATGCTATGGATCGTGCTGAGGGTATTGGTGGTAAACTTGGTGATTCTAAGTTGGCTAAGTATACGTTGTTTGGTGGGTATACGGTTGTTTTCGGGTTTGAGACTAATATGCGTGTTGCTCTTATTCGTGCTGCTGCTCTTAAGTATCCGGGTTTTAAGAGTCTTATGAATTCTAAGGCTATTCAGGAGCGAGCGGCTGCTGGTATTCCTGAGGTGGGTATTGAGCGTATGAGTCCTTTTCAGGCTGCGTTTGAGTCGCTTCGTGATCCTAATAGTCCTGTGCATGATCCTAATTTTATGCATCATGTTCGGTTTACTGCTGATGGTGTGCTTGGTAATTATCGTGACTTTGGTCCTTGGGAAACGGCTATTCGTAATTATCTGGTGCCGTTCTATGCTTGGCAGCGTCATAGTGCTTTGTTTAGTAAGCGTCTTGTTCAGGAGCGTCCGTTGGCTGCTAATGCTGCTTATAATACTGGGCAGTATGGTTTTGAGAAGGTTCTTGCTGCTGCTGGTCTTCCTGATTGGATGTACGAATCTATTCCTATGCCGGATGCGCTTATGCGTTTCTTAGAGTTGGATCCTGAGCAGTCTAATAGGCTTATTCTTGGTGGGTTGAATCCGTTTAGTGCTACTACTGATGCTCTTGTTGCTGGTACTAGTGCTCTTGCTGGTAAGGGTTTTATGGGTTCTAGTAAGGGTTTGTTTGATTATACTAATCCGTTTATTAATGCTACTATTGAACAGTTTACTGGTAATAGTACGCTTACGGGTGCTCCTTTGTCGCAGGAGGAGAAGGATGCTGGTATTCTTGCTAAGGGCGGTAATATTATGCTTGGGTTCCCGGCGTTGAAGGCTATTACTGATTTGTTTAAGTCTCCTGATCAGATGAATGCTCTTCGTGGTATGAGTAATCCTGAAGATATTTTTGTTAATCCTGATGATCCTAATTCTAAGTTGAGTATTCCCGGCGATAAACTTAGTACTCGTTTCCCAACTGGTACTAGGGCTGGTGTGTTTAATCTTATTAGTCCTGTTAGGGCTATGAGTCTTAATGCTGAGGCTCTTCTTAAGCAGTATAAGCAGGATCAGAAGGATCGTGGTGTGTCTACTGGTGATGTTAAGATGACTGATTCTGCTCTTGTTAAGAATATTAATAGTCTTGTTAATTGGAAGCGTAAGCGTGATTTTATTATGAATAAGTATCTGCCACAGTTTGGTGAGACTAGTGCTGCTTTGTCTGCTCGTGCTTTGGCTGAGTTGCAGAAGGAGTTTCCTAAACTCCCTGATAGTTTCCCTAAGGATCTTTATGATCAGATTATGAATGGTGGTGGATGATGTGACTACTTCTGAGGTAGATGTTATTATGGTTAAGTTGCAGCATTTGGAGGATATGCTGGTTTCTGTGCATGAGGAGGTTAAGCGTACTAATGGGCGTGTGACTGAGTTGGAGATGAGTGATGCTAAGTGGCAGGGTGGTGTGGAGTCTCGTCGTATGTTTCATATGATTCTTACGACTGTTGCTAGTGGTTGTGTGCTTGCTGGTGTTGTGTGGTTTTTTACTAACTCGATTAATTAAGGAGATTATTATGGATTGGAAGAATATTTTTATTCGTGCTGTGTTGACGTTTCTTCAGGCTGGGTTGGCTGTGCTTGTTGTTACGGGTGTGGAGAATCTTGATTCGTGGGGCGCGTTGAAGCCTGCGGGTGTGGCTGCTGTTGCGGCATTGTTGTCGTTTGTTTATAATGTTGTTAATCAGATGGTTAAGAAAGAAGGTCTGTAATGGGAATGCCTATTTATAAAACCGCTGCTACTGTTAAGGCAGCAAGGGAGCGAGCGGCGCAGAGTGATCGTGAAAACACACCGGCTGCTCGGCAAAGAGTACAAAGTGAAATTACAAAAAACGAAATTATTAGGGGACAGAATAGTCAAACTGCGGCTGCTACTGCTAAAGAGCGTTTAGATAAGCAGCGTTTAAGGTTGGCTCAAACTCAAGGAAAAACAACAACAAAGACGCGAAAGCGCCGCGAAGGGATGTCTTAATCATGAGTAGAATGGATGCTAAAGGCGCATGGACAAGGAACCTTCCGGCTCAGTTCCTTGCTACGCCTAGTCATAACAGTATTGAAACGCCGGGTTACGGTTCGAAAGCGGAAGCAGACCTTAATGATGCTAGGGTTAACATGGCTAAATATAAGCGTGCTAGTAGGGCTACGCGGTCTTATGCTGAGCGTACTGGGCGAAGTAAAATTAAGGCTACTAAAGCGTTGAGTGAGACTGTGCGTGACGCTGTTGATTATAATTGGGGTGTTGAGCCTAAGGTTGCTAAGAATTATATTAGTCGTGGTTTAGATGGTATGGTGGATCGTCTTGGTAAGGGTAATCGTGGTGGTCAGACTTGGAAGGGTCAGCCTATGATTTCGACGGCTAAGGGCGATTTTGTTAGTGATTTTTCTAAGCATCTTAGTGGTAGGCCGAATGTGACTGTTGTGCGTCCTAAAACGCCGATTGGTACTATGGTTACTGATGTTAAGAAGGCTGCTAATATTATTGGTAAGTTAAAATAATGAGTGCTGCTAGTGCGGCGGCGGCGGCTGCTAAGGCTGCAAGGGTTGCGAGGTCGGCGGAGATGGCTGCTCGTGCGTCAGGGTTGGCTCGTGCTGCTGAACTTAGGGCTATTGCTTCTCTTGGTACTCGTGCTCGTGTTAAGAGGCTTGCTCAGGCGGCTGAGGCGGATATGAAGGCTAAGGTGTCTTTGGCTAATAGTGGTAAGGCTGCTCATGCTGGTTTGAGCACTACTGCTAAGGCTAGTCGTGGTAGAAAGTTTTATGAGGCGCAGAAGGCTTCTAAGATTAAGCCTTATACTGGTCCTGCTGGTACGGGTCCTAAGGCTCCTCAGTTGGGTAAGGGTGATCGTCATCAGGTTACTGCTGCTGGGCAGAGCGCGTTTGAAAAGGCTACTGGTAAGGCTATGTTTGGCCCTAATGGCGAGGGTATGCCTCTTCGTCAACGGACTGCGTGGATTCGTAAAAATCAAGGTAAGTAGGTTAGGGGGTGTATTGTGCCGTTTGGAAATAGTGGTGCTGAGGATTTTGTTCTTGGTCAAACAACTGCTTTTGGTGCGAATGTTGCAAAAGAGTATAAAAAGTCTACTCAAAAGAAAAGACAACGCGATTTGATGAATTATATGATGGAGATGGGTAGGCAACAACAGATTAGCAATACATCTTTGCCTACTACTTATGATCCTAATGTGGTGGATGAAAAAGAAGTTAGGTTAGTTAGTATGGGGCGTGGTCAAAAGCCTCATCCTGCTGTTGTTAGTAAACAAAATGATCTTAATATTCTTAAAGATATGGCTACGTTTGCCGCTAAGGACCCTAAGACTTTTAAAAATGTATTTGATTTAAGTATACTGCAATCACCTGTTAAGGCGGTTGGTGCTATTGGTGAGGCTACTTGGGCTAGGGGTAATGATAATTATCAGAACGATTTGTCTGAACAGTTTTTTAATTCTGTTAATCAAGGCAACATAGAAAGTTGGAATAAGCAGAAAAATATGGACGATCCAACAACAGGGATGGGTCAGTCTTTGGGTAAAGTTGGTACGGGTTCTTATGATGATAAAATGAAACGTATTGAAGCGTTTATGATGAATCAAGAAATTATTAAAAGTATGAAACCTGATTTTACTAGTGATTTTACTGCTGGTGATGCGGCTGATACTGCTTCTTGGTTTATTCCCGGTCCGGGTATGCTTGGTAAGTTTGCTAAGACTGGCGTTAAGACTGGGGCTGCTGTTGGTAAAACAGTTAAGGATGCTCGTACTGCTTTGGCTGCTTCTAAGGCTGCTGGTTTTGCTGGCGATTTTGGTAGAGGTACTAAAATGGGATTAGGCATGGTTGGTGGTTTTGGTACTGGAGGCATTGGAGGCGTACCATTAGGTTTAGCAAGAAAAGTTAATAAAGCAAGGGTTAATAGTTTTCTAGACGACGGCACAGAAGTATTTAATGACGCTGAAAGGGCTTCTGAAAACGCAGCAATTGACGAATTAAGTAGAAGTACAGAAACAATGGCTAATAAACAAGGAATTCCTATTAGTGATGTTGCTACTAAAATGCGTGAAAGGGCAACTGGTACTATTTGGGATACACATGTTTATAACCCAGAGACTCAAACTTATACAATTGAAATAACTGGGCGAGAGTTAGATAGAGAGGGTATTAAAATGGCTGCTTATAATACCTTAGTAGGCGGTGCAGAAAGACAAAAAAAGTATGGAAATCCTATAGATGAATTGCCTAATAGCCCCGACGATATACCAGATGACTTTGTAGATAGAATACTAGAAAGTTACCACGGGCATCATAGGGTTGCGGATTCTCAAGGACGAAATATGGCACATTATGGGCTTACATTAGACCATAATATTTCGCTTAAAAAAGGTGGTGCTAATACCTTAGATAATTTAGTTGCAATGTTAGGTAAGACTAATTTTGGAAAAGGTGGTTAATATTAAGGGGAGCGGCAAAGCCGCTCCCCTTTTTTATGTTTATTTAGCCGATATGTCTACTATCTCGCAACCATCTGCGGAACAAGCAAGCGTCTGACTAGCATCCGTATTATCTTCTAGTTCATACTCAGACAGCCTACTCCAATCAATCTTCATAGGACTAGCATTACATAGTGTAGCGTACTCTAGGTCTGTGAT